AGCAAGGATGTAATAGACCCAGCAAAGGTGGTAAGATTACAAGTAGAACACGGAGTATCTATTGCGTCAAGTATGATTACAACTGACATTATAACCGCAGAAGTACAAGACAAAACCCCTGCTGACGGATACGAAGCCATTGCCAAAGCCCTTTTACAAGGAGTATACTTTCAAGCAAAAGCAAGTGGAATGATGTCTGAATCGGACGAAGAGCATCAGAAAGATATGTCACAACGCTTTGCTGAATCCGAAGTTAATGACCTAGATTGATTATTATTTAACTTAAACCAAAATGCCAGAATCAAGAGCTTTCAAAACAATATTAGCTCTCGCAGAGGGAGCAAAAAGAAAAATAAATTTCAAGGATTTAAGTGTTTTAAGTGGCAAGAAGAATAAATTAAGGATTAAGAATAGATAACATGGCTGGTAAAACAAAAAGAATTTTAAAATCGGTGGGCAAAGAGTTAAAGAAAAATCCACCATCTATATTAGCTAAGACTCGTAGGAAAAAAGGTAAAGCGGTTGCATCAAAACAGAGAGTAGCCATTCTACTTTCTAAGGCAAGAAAACGAGGAGCAAAAATAAAGAAATAAAATGTTAAATTTAGAACAACTTAATCATTCAGTTGGAGTACACCAATTAGCTCAATCAAAGAAAAATGCTGAATTGGACAATAATATTATTGAAATAAGAAAGTACCAAAGGGAAATGGAAACTAAAATAGACCGTCTTGAGAGGAGTTCACATCAACACGAAGTAGAGGAAAAGTCAATATCATTATGGGAGTGGATATCATTGAGGATGAAAAAATGAAAGATTTAGAACAAGTTGATTTTAAAATACCAGATAACTCAATTTACATAGGTTTTTGTGTTGAAGGAAAAAATTATGCAAAATGTGTCAAGTTAGACAATGATTTGTGGGATGGTGAAGTAAAGGGATTACTGGCTCATGCTTTAGACCAATTAAAGAGAATGGGAAAATAACATGAGATTATATTTACACAAACGCATCTCTTTAAAAAATCCTTAACAAAACATGGATGTTCTTTAGATGGGAAGCTCAACATGCTGGAACGGTAGAAAGTGACATACATTATCAATCAAAAAGGTTCCCTATTTTTTGGATTAGTTTAAGTTAAATAACATGAAAACTACACACAAATGTAAATATCCCGAATGTACAGGTAAAACATTAAAAGAACTTAATGGTTATACTTTATGTGGATATTATGCTTTAGAGTGTAGAGTGTTTATGGACTATAAGGAGGTTGAAAGGTGGAGTGCTTCTAAAGGAACAGTATAAATAACCTAGTTTACAGCACGAAAACAACACTATGGCAAAAGAAGATATAATAAAGCATCAATTCCCTAAAGGGAAATCAGGAAATCCCAAAGGTAGACCAGAGGGTGCTATTAGTGTTAAAGCTAGATTAAAGAAGATGTTTAGAGAAGACCCTGAGAAGTTTGAGAAGTTTATAGAGAGATACTTAAAGAATCCTAACAATGAAAAACATGTTACTGAAATGTTAGATGGTAAGCCTCAACAAAGCATAGACATGGAAGTAACATTACCTAAACCAATAATGGATATTACCAATGGAATATTACAAGACGACAGCAACGAAGAAGATAGCGGGATTGACGAAAAAAGTTAGGGCTGTTCAAGGTGGAACCTCAGCTTCTAAAACAGTCTCTATCCTCATATACTTAATAGCTCTTTCACAATCAGATAAAGAGAGGAAACTTACTTCTATTGTTTCAGAGTCCACACCTCACTTAAAGCGAGGTGCAATGCGAGATTTCAAGAACATAATGAAAGACCATGGTTATTGGAAAGATAGTAGATGGAATGCAACAGATAGTATTTATAAGTTTGAGACAGGGAGTGAGATAGAGTTCTTTTCAGCAGACCAAGCAGATAAATTACGAGGAGGTCGTAGAGATAGGGGATTTATGAATGAGGCTAATAACTTAACCTTGGACTCATTTGACCAGTTTGAAGTAAGAACTAGAGACTTTGTGTATTTAGACTGGAACCCTACTATTGAGTTCTGGTATTACGATAAGGTAGAAGCTGTAAGAACTGACACAGAACGTATTATCTTAACTTACAAAGATAATGAAGCACTAGACAAAGCCACAGTAAACTCTATTGAACAACGTAAGAATAGGAAAGGGTGGTTTCAAGTATATGGTTTGGGTCAATTAGGTGAGGTAGAGGGTAAGATTTATACAGATTGGAGAATTATAGACTCAATACCGCATGAAGCTAAGTTAGTACGGAGGGGATTAGACTTTGGTTACTCTAATGACCCTACTTCTTTGGTTGACATTTATTATTATAATGGTGGCTATATCCTAGATGAACTTCTTTATCGTAAAGGGTTAAGCAACAAGCAAATAGCTGATGTTATCTTAAACACAGAAGAAGATGTTCTTGTTATAGCTGACAGCGCGGAACCTAAGAGTATAGATGACATTAAAGGATACGGAGTAACAATACTTGGTTGTGAGAAAGGTAAGGATTCAGTAGTAAATGGGATAGAAAAGGTACAAGACCAGAAGATATCAATAACACAGCGTTCTATTGATTCAATCAAGGAATATAGAAATTATATATGGATGACAGATAAAGACGGAAAAATACTCAATACTCCTGAAGATATATGGAATCATTCAATGGATGCTATACGTTATGGAATAGTATCTTTAGTAAATCCTCCTAAAAAGAGTGTAAGTGTTTACAAACCAAATGTAGGTTTCCGCCAAAGGCTTGTAACAAATCGTAGAGTGTAGTATAATTTAACTAATTATCATCTAACTAAACCAAGATGCCTGGACATACAAAAAAAGAAAAAGCAAAAAAGAGAAAGAAGAAAAAGTAATTAACATGGTTTGTGTAGAGACCACAAATCAAAATGGTTGGGGATATATATAAGGACACACCAGTATCAAATTACGCTCCTCCTCAAGAGGTGGCTGACTTCACTTCTTACGTTCAAAAGGATTATGGCTATGGAAGTGAGATACTAAACACTCCTTGGCTAGAACTCAATGACCGCTCTGTTATTGATGACATGGACAGAGGACAACGTACCTTTAACGCTTTTGTTGACGAGAACATAGAAGACCCAGCAGAGGCATGGAAATGGAGGGGAACACGCTCTAAAGCCCGAAACAAAGCCATAGCAGTACACGCCCAACTAACACAAGGGTATATAATCCCTATGTTCATGGCACAAAACGAAGATGACGAAGAAGACATAGACTTCTCGGATATTATGCGTGATGTATCAGAGTGGATGGTACATAACTCTAATTATAAGTCATCATTTCTAATGGTCTCAATGGGGATGTTAATGAACCCTGTGAATTATCTAGGTGCTGAGTGGGCGGAAGTGTTCCAACAAATAAAGATTAAAAGTAAGGAAGGATACTCTAAGAGGGATATAATGGATGAAGTTTTATCAGGTTTCCGTGCTCCAGTTTATAGTGCAGACCAAATTTTAATATCAAATGCCTACGAGCAGAACATACAACGACAACGAGTTATAATAAAAAGAAGATGGATTGACTACTCAGAAGCACAAGCCAAGTATGGAAGCCATGAGAATTGGGGGTTTGTAAAGCCAGGCATCCGCACAGTCTACAACGAAGAAGACGGACGATTTTACGACATAAAAGATGATGACCACCCATTTATGGTTGAGGAAGCTATACACATAGAGCGTAGGAATGACTCAGAAGTGCCGTTTCTAGGGGGTATTTACATGGGGGATGAAGATGTGCATGGAGGTAACCCCGTTCAACACAGAGACCATAGAGGAGCACCTAAATATAATGTAGTACCATTTGGCTACCAAAGAGTAAACGAACACTTCTTTTACTACAAGTCCCTAATGAACTCAATGTATTGGGATGACCAACTATTAGACGCTCAGTATGAGATGTTTATGAACCGCTCTTTCCTAGATACAAATATGCCTATAGCAATATCAGGTTCAGACAAAGTAGATAGTGAAATTATATTCCCTTCATCAGTTGTTACATTTGAAGATGAAAAGACAAAAGTACAACCACTTCTTCCTGCTGCTAATTTAGCTGGTATGGCTAATGCCATGCAAATAACCGAGAACTCAATGGAAGAAGCGTCTATATCCGACCAATCAGCAGGACAATTACCACAAGCCAGCACAGCAGCCACAGCATCAGCCATAGCAGAGCGTAATGCTAAAGTCCTCTTACAGGGCGTAGGCAAGACACTAGCCGAGAGTATGGTGCAATATGGTGGGTTGATGGCTGATATTGCGGTAAACAATATTTCAACTGCCGAGATTGACGAGACATTAAGCGGAAGAATGAAGCTAAAATACCGTACTTTGATTTTAAACGACAAAGCAGTAGGCGGTAAACAATTCTCTAAGATACTTAAATTTGATGAAACTTTACTAGGTTCTAATCTTTCCTCTGAACAGGTTGATCAAAAACACATTGAACTTTTGGAACAAGTCGGTTATCCTAACAACAAACAACATAGTTATTTAATAAACCCTGAGCTGTTTGCACGGATGCGTTACCTTACAAGAGTTGAACCTGAAAGAATGTTCCCTAAGAACGAAGAGTTCATGCAAGCAATGATGAGTCAAATTTATGCACAACTACGGGCTGACCCTCTAATTGACGCTGAGGCACTGGTACGAAAGACATTACACGCATACTTTAGAGGAGATGCGGAAGATTTATTAGCAAAACAACCAACAGGACAGGATTTAAGTCAAATGCTGGGAGAGCCTAAACAAACACAATTTGGGCAACAAGCAGCCAATACAGCTACAGCAAATGCTATACCTGGGGTCGGAATGGTTTAAATTATTAGTTAATTAGAAACATTATGAAAATAGGTAATTTTATTTTAAAGAATCCTGAAAAGATAGAACGTGCTTTACACGGAAGTCCAGTAGCAGGTGGAGTAGTAGGAGGAATTGTTGATAAAGACGGAAAGTACAAAGACAATGACCTTTTGGTAGCTTACGATAAGCTCGCAGGATACATCACTAACCTCAAAGGAGATAAGGTATTAAATGGTTCTTTCTATGACATTAAGAACAAAAAGGCGTTTGATAAGCCAAAGGTTTCTTATGTGTTTAGAATCCCAGGAGCAGGTCAGGTAGTGGTAAAAGAGGGTGATGACGCACCTAAAGTCCTTGAGGCGGTAAAGATTGTACAGAGAAGAAATAATGAAATGGCTCAGTAAAAAACTTGTTAGATTTATAAGTGTAGATGATTTTATTGAGCATGTACGGAATAGAGGTTCTTTGAAAGAAAAACATCAAATCCTAACTCAAGCAGTTAAAAGGTTGTTCAACACAATAAGTGCTGATGACATTTTAAAGGAAACTGAACAAGGAATGATGTTTGAAGGAAAGGTTCTCGTAAAAGCAGAAGCAGATGCAATACGAGAACATGCTGTCGTGTTTAGAGACAGTAAATTGTATAAGATTCTTATTAAAGACATTAAATACCAAGCAAATCGGCGAATGTTCATAGATTCAAAGACTGAAATGGACATGATTGCAGGGAAGCTAATATTATTTAACGAGGATATTATAAAGACCAGATTAAAGAAGTTCTAAATGAACGAATCGTGTAGAGAGGGCTGCTTGAAAGGGTTGTGGAGTGTTCTACACCATTTCACATTCCCTCCAAGTCGCTCTCAAGCGACAATGGGGAAACCCAATGCTATACATTAAAAGCTAAAATGATGGGAACGCTACCCTTAAAAGCGATGTTATTATGACTAAAGAAAAAGATACAGTTGAAAAAACTGATGTAACTCCTGAAGAAGAGAAAACAGAAGTTACTGAGGAGGTAGAAATTCCTGAACCTGTGGAAATAGAGAAAACAGAGGAAGAAGAGAAAACTACACCTCCTAAAAAGGAAGAAGTAGATTATGAAGCTATAGAGAAAGAGGAAAATGAACGCAAACCTGATGCTGATAAAGCTAAGGAAGCATTCAACAAGCGTGAAGAGAAGCGAGAAGATGAAGAAGAGGTAGAAAAACCTCTTACTGAGGAAAGAATGAAAGAGATTCTCGTAGAGAATAACGCTAAAACTCAAAAAGTACTTTATCAAAACTCCGCTATGCAACTAGCAAGGGATATGTCTTCAAGCGAAGCAGAAGCCAAAGCTATAATTGCAACATGGAATAACCGCATTTTTCCAGAGGATATGCCTTTAGAGAAACAAATAAAGGAAATGTATCTCTCTGTGAACAGTGATAAGATTATTTCAGAAAATAGTGAAGTAAAACGTGCCTTACAAGGCAGAGATAATATTTCAAGAGACAGTGCCTCAACTCATAAAGACCCACCACAAGGAAGTGAACCCAAATTATCTTCCGAGGATGCCAAAGGGTACTCATTAGCAGGTCTCATTTGGGACGGAAAGTTACGATTATACAAAAAGGAATTACCTAATAAGAAATTCATGTATAAAGACCCTAAAACGGGCAAACAGTGGGTAGCATAGCTCTATAATCTCTCAGTTTATCAAAGTAGTATTGCGGTCTTTTTTAAAGATTAGTAGTACGTTAATTACGAAGATTGCGAATAAATAAGCAATCAACGATAAAAACATGAGAGGAGACTTAACCGTAATGGGTCCACAAGCAGCAATGCCAAGACGACTAGCGTCAGGAGGTACTGCTGTTGAGGCAGGTGAACCGATACATCAAGTAACTCCATCACGAACAAGTGGTGTGACAGATACTAATGTATGGGTGTTAGTTGCCGTGGATTCACCAATTGTAGGAACACACGCTTTTGGTGGTGTTTCTGCTAAAAACTCTCTAAACGCATCGGCAGGAACGACAAACGCACAAGAGATTGTGGCGGCTTGTCCTGTGCCTGGTATTGGTCGTGTTAGAGGGAAAGCTAAAACTGTTGGGAATATAGACACACTATCGGAAATCATCAATATTACTGGTGATTACACTTTGTTTGACTGGAACTCAACAGGGGCTTCAGACGGAGGTGAACTCTATACAATCATAGAGACTGCAACAGCAGACACTTCTGGTTTAGAAATCATAGAAGGAAATCCAGCAACACAGACATTAGATGTTACTGTTGCGGCGACCATCTATAGATTTGAAGTATCATAGGATTAACAGCTTAATTAAAACAATTATGAGAGGAGATTTGACAGTAATGGGACCTCAGGCTGCTATACCACGGCGCATCGTGTCAGGTGGAACAGCAATTGAAGCTGGAGAGCCTATTGATAACCAAGCATCATCATCATCTGGTGTAGCTGCTGCTAATGTTTACGCATTAACAAATGCTGACGGTCCTATTGTAGGGACAGACAGGTGGGGTGGTGTAGCTATGGCTAATTCATTGAATGCTGCCGCAGGAACGACTAATGCACAAGAACTTCAGGGTGCTTGTCCAATTCCTGGTGTCGGTCGTATTCGTGGAAAAGCTGAAACAGCAGGAAATGTAGACACACTCGCAGAGATTATTCTAATCACAGGCGACTTTGTCTTATTTGACTACAACTCAACGGGAGCATCAGATGGTGGAGAACTTTACACTATCCACGATGATGCTTCAGCAGATACATCAGGATTGGAAATAATTGAAGGTAATCCTGCAACGCAAACACTTGACGTTACAGTAGCCGCAACTATTTACCGATTCGATGT